GAGGCTGTGTTCGCCCGGCTCAAGGAATGGAACCGTCGGTACGCCTGAAGCTCCCCGCGCGGCTGGAGACCCTGACCCTGTCGCCGCGCGGGGGCAACGGAAACGCCCGGTTCCTCACCCTTCCCCAGGAGCCGGGCGTTTCTGGCGTGATGCTAGACGGTCTAGGAACGCACGAAAGACCCCCTCCCGCCGCCGTGTGGCAGCGAGAGGGGGTCTTCGTCGTTCAGTCCTGCGTCAGGCCATGAGCGCCCGGTAGGCGGTCACCTCGGGTGGCACGGGGCGGCCCACTCAGTTGCAGTGGCTAGCCGGTCCGCTCCAGCTCGATGCCGTAGGACCGCCGATGAAGGCGGCTTCGCAGGTCATGCCTGCCCGCCCTCGGTGTCGGCCAGGACAGCGCGGAGCTTGCCGTCGTAGTAGCGGCGAGCGGCGGCCCAGACCGGGTGCTCGGTCGTTGACGGCCGTGCAAGGTCGTTCGCCAGCCCCTCCACCCGTGCCCGTAGCCGCTCTGCCTCCGCCCGCCCTCGTGCCTCCCCGCGCGCCTCGGCATTGGCCAGCGCATAGGCGATCGGCCCGGAGCCCTTGGGGGTGAACCGGGCCTCTTGCCAGAGGTCGTGCGCCGTCTGTCCGTAAGGGCGTGGGTCTAACGCCGCCTGCCGCTGGTCCTCGGTCGGCTCGGCCGGCGCGTAGTCCGTGCCGCAGGTCTGGCACACCATGCCCACGGTCTCGCGGCGGGCCACCCACTTCCCGTGCCGAACGCTCCAGACCCGGCCTTGACAGGTCGGGCACCCCTGCTCGTTCACCGTGCCCCCTCGGTTGTGTGCTGCCCGAGTTCCCGTCCGCACCGGCACCTAGCGCGTTCACCGGCTACGTCACCGACGGCCCGGTCGAGTTCCCCGAGCGGGCACCGTTCCCGGACCGGGTGCCCGCGGTCATCGCCGCCGAGCCCGACGTCGTGCTCGTCGCCGGGGGGATCAACGACACCGACCGAGCCTACAGCGAGGACCGTCTGCGTACGGCCATCACCGGCACCCTCAGCGGCCTGCAGCAGGGGCTGCCGGAGGCGCAGATCGTCGTGGTCGGTCCGTGGTGGCCGACCGGGTACCCGACCGAATCCGCCGAGCAGGTGGACGACATCGTCACCGAGGTCGCCGCGTCCCTCGACCTGCCGGTGGTGTCCCCGATCGACCAGGGATGGATCACCGGCACGGCCGACGGCGTCGAACCCGGGAACCGGGCGGAGTTCATCGGCCCGGACGGGGCGCACCCCTCGCAGGCCGGGCACGACTACCTCGCCGACCGGCTGTACGAGTGGCTGAGGGCCGCCCCCGGCCTGCCCACGGCAGGCTAGTGGGGGAGCGTGTACAGCATCCGGGCGGCGATGCGCTTGGCCCGGTACATGGCTCCGGCGATGCTCGGGTGTGTCCCGTCGGTGCCGGTGTACCGGTCGGCGTTGCCGGACCCGTTCGGGGACGCCGCCGACCCGTTGCCGGTCAGGTCCGAGGCGTCGACCTGGACGACCGGATCCCCGGATCCGTGCGCCAGCAGGAACGGGAAGGTGCCACCGACCCCCAGCGTGTAGGGCCCGGCGCCGGACGACGAGGTGACCTGCCGGATCTCGGCCGCGCCGGCGGAGCCGACTTTCATCCAGGCGTTGACGGGGATCGCCGCTACCGCCGAGACGGAGGTGGCGTTGGCGGCGCTGGCCGCCGCCAGGGTGGTCGACACCGCCCCGGAGACGGGTGGCTGCAAGCTCTCCACGAACGGGATGTCCTGGGTGGCGCACAGGGCGGCCACGGCGTCGTCCTGTGCGAGCACGGAGGCGGGGATGCCCTGGGATCCCTTGTTCCACCACGGGCTGAGGAAGATGATCTGCCCGTAGCCGGTGAGGCCGGCCGCTTTCGCTGCGGTGATGACCGCCTGGGCCTGTGTGGACACCTGCGCGGCGGTCGATGCGCTGTCGTTGCTGGACATGGCGACCAGCAGCACGTCGAGCCCGGAGATGGCGAGCACCTCGGCGATGCGGTCCGCGTACTTCACGCGTCCGCCGGTGCCGGGGTTGACCAGCCCTGTGCCGCCGGAGCCGCACGCGAACACGTCCCAGCCGGTGACGTAGGAGAGGATGCCGGGGAGGCCCTGGCTGGCGCAGAACGCCGTCGAGTCGGCCAGTGTGGGCTCCCAGAAGGAGTCGCCCAGCGCGGCCACCCGCAGCCCGCGTCGGGGGGCGGCGGTCACACCGTCGGTGGGCCCGACGTTGACGCCCCAGAAGCGGCCGGTGCCGTCCATCTCCACCCGCAGCCGGTACTGGCCGGCGGTGAGCGCGACGGTCACGAGGTAGCTGTTGCCGTCGTTGGGCAGGGTGATCGGGGTGGCCGACAGCAGCTTGCCGTTGACCAGGACCCGCATCTTGCCGCCGGAGCCCTTGGTCTTAATCTCGACGGTGCCGCCGACGGTGTCCAGGTCGAACTCGACGGCCCACGGCGGGTTGCTGGCGTAGGTGTAGACGCCCTGCGCCTGCCATCCCTGGTTGTCGGGGAAGCTCGCCCCGAACTTCGGTTCGACGCCGAACGGGCGGAAGTAGGTGCGGGTGACCGGCGGGGACACCTTGCTGGTGATGGCGCTGGCGGCGTTCGCGGCGGACAGCGTCGCCGTGCCGGGGGAGGTGTCGACGGTGGGGATCCCGGCCGCCCCGGGGAAGTCTCGGCCCCGGATGGGGAACGGCCCACGGCGAGGGATGTAGGTCTTCTTTGCGGCGGCCTGCGCGACGGCCAGGGTGACGGCGTCCATCAGGCCACGCTCGCCAGGGTGCCGTCGGTGTTCCAGGTGTAGGTGCGGGTCACGCCACCCTTGGTCTGCGTGGCCGGGGTGCCGTCGGTGTTCCAGGTGTAGGTGTTGCCGTCGGGGTCGGTGGCGATGGTTCCGTCCGGGTTGTAGGTGAAGCTGCCGGGCGTCGGGAGCGCTGGCACGTAGGCCGCCCTCAGTGCCGGCGCGTCGGCGAGATCGGCGGCGAGCTCGTCGGTCGACTTGCCGGGGAACCACTCGGTCATGTTCTACCTCTCACGCTGCGTCCAGCAGTTCTTCGAGCTGTTCCAGCCGGTCCTGATGCCATGATGACAGACGATCGCGCGACTTCAGCTCGTCGATCTGCTTCTGGAGCTGCTGGCGGCGCAGATCGGCGGCCCGGTCGGACAGTTGACGGCGCACCCGGCCGGGTCCCTTGAACTGCGACCCCTCGGGCACCAGGATGTCGCCCAGCTCGCCGTTCTTCTTGACCTCGACCCGGATCGCGGCCAGATCGCGGGAGCCGGTGCTGCCGGCCGCCTGGTAGATGCGGAACAGATCCTCGGCGTTCAGCTTCCGGCCGGGATCGTCCTCGGCGGTCACGGGGAGGCAGGTACACCGGCAACCCGGATGGATTGACATCCGCTGGATGCGCTGGTACAGCCGGTCGGAGGCGGCGATGCACAGACCGCACACGTTGCCCAGTTCGGGGTGGATGATCCGGCGCCAGCCGAGGATCCGCTTCGGGTTGGTCACGAAGAACAATTGCCGGGACGCCTCGGCCCGCGCGAGCTGCAGATCTTCCTCGACCGTCTTGATCAGCCGGTCGGTGCCCTGCTTCACGGCATCGTCGAGCAGCGTACCGATCGACTCCTGGTACCGGATCTGCCGAATCGGCCGCTGGTACACCTCGGGCTCGTCGGCGCCGAGCCGCAACGCCTCCGGCAGATCCACGATCGTGCCCGGCGGCAGGGACTCGCCGAGCTGCCGGAACTGTTGACGCAGATGCGCCTCGGTCAACCGGCCGACGTTGCGCTGGGCGGAGATGACCAGCCGGGCGATCCGGCCGGCGACCTCGACGACGGAGTCCCCGGCCCAGAACGCCGAGAACGAGGCCCACAGGGTGAGCACGGCGGCGAGCAGGTTGTCGTGGATCGCGTCGTACGCCTGCGCCTCGGAGACGACCAGCGCCTCGACCGCCGTGCCGCCGGATGCGGTGATCGGCGGGCCACTGTTCGGTTCACTCATCGAACGGGACACACCCCGGGTGCGTCGCGGTCACCTGCTCCGGCCAGTCCGGCGCGAACTCGGGCACGAGCGCCACGTCGAGCATCTTCCCGTGCTTCACCGACTCGGCGCGCACCCCGATGGGCGGCAGCTTCTCCCCGCACGACGGGCACTTCACCCGGATCGCACCCAGTGTCGCCATCACGCGGCCGGTGTTTCACGTGGAACCGACTGCGGCCGGGTGTCCGGCACCGGCGGGCGCTGGGTCAGTGTCGCCGCCTCGGTCGGGGTGGTCTGCGGCGCCGTGCGCCCCATGATCAGATCATCCAGGTCGTCGTCGGCGGCGGCCTGCATCTGGCGGGGCGTCAGCTTCAGCACCTCGCGCCGGATGGTGGCCACCGCCATGCCGGCGGCCCGCGCCTGCACCGCCGCCTGGTACCGCTCGGTCAGCGACAGCCGCTCGATCGGCGCCCAGATCGTCTCGATCCGGGAGAGCTCGGCGCGCTGGGTGTCGCCCATCATCTCGAACGCGATCGACATGACCTGGTTGAACGACGCCTCGGCGATGGTCTGCCGGTCCTCGACCCGGTACACCAGCGTCTCGCGCTGCAGCGACGCGCCCTCGGCCGACCCGTTGGTGTCGTCGGGGTTGAAGTAGGAGACCGGGATACCGATCAGCGCCGACAGGGTGCGGTACTCCATCCGCTCCTCGTCGAGCAGCGGCCGGAGGTCGATCGGCTGCGACTCCCAGAAGTCCACCCCCTCGGGCACCTGCCACAGCGACCCGGGGCCGGGGGTGAAGATGCCCTCGTAGTCGATCTTCTGCCCGGCCAGCGGGTGGCCTTCGGGGAACACCTCGGGCAGGCCCTTGATCGCCCGCTGCCGGAACGCCTGGATCTCGGCGATCAGCATCCGCTGCAACGTGATCCGGTTGATCCGGCCGAGGATGGTCAGGTGCGGCTCGTACTCGGCGACCCCGCGCCGGTTCTCGAACCGGGCGAACGGCACCCGGGTCGTCGGCAGCTCGATCGGGTCGTCCCACGTCCACACGTTGGCCAGGTACCGGGTGTTGGTGATGCCCCACGACTGGTTGCGCCGGGAATCCTTGCGTGCCCGCCAGGCGGTGGCCCGGCGCCCGTTGCCGCCGAAGCGGGGGTCGGCGGGCAGGTACACCCAGTACTCATCCTCACCCGAGTCCGGGTCGTGCAGCGACTTGCCGGCCGCCCGGATGATCTGCCGCCGGGCCGGGTCGTGCGCCGTGATGACCGACAGCGGGTCCTCGGCGGTGATGATCGGGGTCTGCTCACCCTTCGGCGGCGGGCCGACCATCGCGTAGCCCGAGCGCAGGCCCAGCATGTCGGTGAGGATGTCGACCTGTTCGACGGCCATCTGGTTCTCGGCCCACACCCGGGCCGCGACGTCGTCGCCGTCCCGGTCACCGGAGGCGCCGGTGCGGAATCCGAGGGCGGTCATCCGGTTGGCGGCCGAGGAGACGGTGAGCGCGGCGACGTTGGTGCGGGTGTCCTTGTGGAACGCCTGGTACGCAGGCTGCCACGACGGGGCGGTCTCCGGCAGCGGAGGATCGTTCTCCATCCACGACTGCAGCGTCTTCAGTCCCGGCCTGGTGGACAACGTCTCCGGCTTGTACGTGTCGGACAGCCGCTGGTGCTGCCGGTGCGACAGTGTGCTCATCCACCACGCAGGCGAGTACTGGACGTCAGGAGTATTTTCCGGCACCCGGTCACTCGCTTCCTAGTCGCACGGGTCAATACAATTTTCTAGGCAGGTAAAAGCTCGTCGTCTGCTCCGGGACCCGGGACAGTGCATCCAGCCTGGCCTGGTACGCGAGAACAGCGGCCACAGCGGCGTCAATTTTCTGGCTGCTGTAGTCGTTCTCCTTGGCCAGCGCCAGTTTGCTGTGGGACAGCCGGCGCCGCGCGTTCAGGACATGCCTTGTCAGAGTATGCGATCCGTCGTGCGTGATGTCACCGTTGCGCACAGCACCTTCGAGTTGCTCGATCGCGCGCTCGACCAGACCAGAGCGCCCACCGGTCATCCACCACTCGAACGGATGGTTGGCCGACGCCTTGATCTCGACCTTCTGGCCCCACTTCTTCTCCCACTCGTTGATGTGGGAACGCCAGTCCTTACCGGGGTCGGCGTAGAACGCGACGACCCGGTACTTCGAAAACGCGGTGGCCAGCGCCGCCTCGATCGCGGGGATCGGCGGCTCCCACTCCGCCCACGAGTTGGGGTGGTCACCGGCCTCCCACACGTCGATCTGGAAGATGTGGCCGTCGTTGACCCGGCAGCCGATCAACGCGGTGGCGTCCGGCTTCCCCTTCGCCCGGCCCCGGGAGCCGTCGAAGCCGAGGACGACCATGTCCCGGTCGGCGATGACCTTGGAGGCGTCGGCTCGGGCCGCCCACACCGGCTGCGACAGCCAGGCGTCAGCGGCGTGCGTTATCTGGTTGAGGAAGTCGGCCTTGGACACCTGCGGATCGGCGTCGGGCTGCCAGATGCCGTTGGCGATGTGTCCGAGGTCAACCCAGCCGGGGTTGTGGCAGGAAGGGGTATGGATGGCGCAGAACTCGACGTCGGCGGAGTCCCCGTAGGCGACGGCGAGGCCGGCCAGCAGTGACTGCTCGTCGCCCATGTCGGTCTCTGGTGGCGCCTCGCGGTGGTCGTAGAAGATGCCTGTGTCCATCTTGGCCCGGCCCTCTCGGATGGCCTGGAAGGCGATCATCGACTTCTCGGCGACCGACCCTTCGCCGGGGGTGAAGGCGTTGGGCGACTCCAGCATGAACCCGCCGCGCTTCAGCACGTTGTTCCGCAGCGTCTGGTGCAACCGGATACCGCCGTTGCCCGGCGTCCACGCCTCCACCTGGTCGCAGACGACGAAGTTGGCCGGGGCACCCTTCGCCGAGCCCGCCTGCGCGGTGCGCTTCTGGATCCGGCCGTACGGCAGGTTGACGAAGCCGAGCATCGGCTCGGTGCCGGGGTAGTTGTCGAGCACCGGCCCGTTGAGCACGTCGAGCAGCGGCGCCCAGGTGTTGGTGTCAACCTGGTCCTCGGAGACGGCGGCGATCTCGACCAGCGGTCGGCGGAAGTCCGACCACGGCCGTGCGACCGGCTGGCCTTCGGCGTCCCAACCGGCCGGCACAACCGGGGCCAGTCCCTCGGCGCAGGCGATGGCAGCGGTCAGCGGCGACTTCCCCCAGCCACGGGGGCGGGAGAGCACGCCACGCTGGACGAGGCGACGGCCGGTGATCGGGTCGAGCTCGTAGAAGCGGAGCAGGAACTCGCACTGCTCCCGGGTTAGCTGCAGAGGCTGGTACTCCTGCGTCTCCGGGCGGGCGAGGTTCTCCTCGATCCACTGGATGACCAGCCAGCCGAGGGTCGGCTTCTCCCCCGGTTCGGACGGTATCCAGGGCATCGAGTGCTACTCGTCGCCGGCGATCCGGAGGTTCCCGAACCGCGTCTTGGCCTGCGAGGAGGTCGGCGCGGACGAGGTGGCCGGCTGCCGGGCCTCCTTCTCGTTCGCGTCGGCGAAGAC